GATGAGGTGCCAGATGTGGATCCTGCTATCATTGCAACATTGTTATCACAACAATCTCCTTCAATTTAAGAAGTGAGTTAATTTAATAATTCAAGGGAGGGAGAGATCCTTCCCTTTTTTTTTATAACTTAGTTCTATGAAAATAAAAGTAGAAAAAATTGGCAGCAAGTCTTGGAGCAAGATGATGAGCAGATGGATAATAATTGAGGAAGGGAAAGAAGATTTATATCTTTCCTTGGGCTTAATTGATATCTTTGAGAAAGAGAAACCTAAATTGATAAAGGATGTTAAGAATACAAAAAAACTCAACGACATCATTGATAGTGACAGTGACAGAACTGACGACAGTGAGTCCAGTCCATTATCTGTTTGAGTTTGAGCATCAGCAATCTTTTGATAAGGAATATTGCATCCTTACAAATATCTCAACAAACACAGAGAGATATGATGAATTCTCTCTTGTTGATGGTGTGGATGTAACTTTCCCTTATGATGGATACTATATTTACAGAATTTACCAACAAACATCATCAGTGAATCTCGATCCTGAGCTATCTGATGGGCTTGTTGAGGAAGGCAGAGCTCATGTATTTGAAACTGATTCACCTTCCAATGAATACAATGAACAAATAATTGTTAATATCTATGAGTGATTTAGTTAAAATGACAAGCCTATCCTTTAAGAAGGATTACATCAAGCCAGATGAGGAGAAAGACAAACAGCTTGGCTTCATAAAATGGGGCAAAAAGAATAATTATCCATTCTTTTTAGTTGACTTATTGAATGGCAGTGCTTGGCATGCTGGAATCATCAAGAATAAAACTTACTATATTGCTGGAGGAGGCGTTGAAATTGTCTCAGGCAACATGCAACCATTCATTGACAACTCATATTCAGAATATGACATGAATGAGATTGCTGAATTATTGGCTTATGACTATGAAATCTTTGGAGGATTCTGTGTGATAGGCACATGGAACAGAGATGGATCAAGAGTTGCCGTTTGGGAACATCTTGACTTGGATCTTGTGAGAGTGGATGCATCTGAAAGGATATATTACATCAGTGATGATTGGACTGCCATGCAACAAAGTGCTGAGAAAACAAATCTCAGATCTATTCCAGCTCTTGATATGAGCAACAAGACAGGCAAGTTCATAATATACTACAAAGATCCTGTAAAAAGAACAAAGACAGAGCAAGGAATTTATCCTAAGCCTCCGTATTATGGTGGCATAACAGCCATTCAGACAGATGTGGACATCTCAAGATTTCACATGCATGAGATTGCCAACTCTTTTAAGGGAGGCACTATGATCTCCTTTTGTGATGGATATCCTGAGACACAAGAAGAGGCTGAGAATATCAAGGCCCAAGTCAAAGGCAGAACACAATCTGTTGAGGATGCTGGAGAGATCATCATCACTTTCAGTGATAGCAAAGATAAAGCTCCAATAGTACAGAGCTTGAATGGCAATGACCTTGACAAGCGTTATGAGACAACAGAGCACAGTGTGCAACAAAATATATTAGTATCTCATTCAGTTGTTGCTCCATCTTTATTTGGAGTGGCTCCAGAGGGATCATTCAACGCAGCTGAGACAGCTGATCTCTTTGAGGTATTTAAAAGGACTTATGTTGATGCAAGACAAAGGAGATTGGAATGGATGCTCAATCAAATGAGTGAACTTGGAGGATATATTGGACAGGTAAAATTGAAAGATGTATCTCCTCTTGCATCATCTCAGGCACCAGCTGAGGCTGTTGCTCCTGTGGGAGAGATACCATCAAATGAAGTACAAGTGGATGTAGCTAAATCAGCATTAAATGGATCACAGATTGCATCACTTATTGATGTAGTTGCCAAGATAAAAGAGGGATTGTTGACAAGTGAGAGTGCATTGAGCATTGTCTTGGCATCCTTCCCAACAATTGATGAGGCACAAGCCAGGAGAATTGTGGGATTGCCAGCAACAGCAGCACAGCAACTGTCATCATGTAAGCATAAAAATACATTCTCAGATGATGAGATTAAAATGTTTGAGGAGTTTGGAACAGATGCCGATGAATTTAAAGTCTATGCCACATTTCCAATTGCATGGGATACTCCATCAGAGCAAGTATTCACCAAGCATGATCACATCTTTGCAACCATTGGAGAGATAAAACTTGGCTTGAAAGATATTGACAAGAATGTGCTCTCCTTGATTCAAAGAGGTGAGGATGGTGTTGCCATATCACAAGCATTGGAATTGAGCATTGAGGAGGTAGCAAAGAGCTTGCAGAGGCTTTCAATCTTGGAGCTTGTGAGCAAGATGGAGATCACAGAACTTGGATCAACCTTGATTGAGGAGGTTGATGTGCCAGCTGAAAGATTTGAAATTGCATACACTTACAGAGAGGTGCCTGGCATTCCTGCCGTGCAAACAAAGTCAAGAGATTTCTGTTTGAGGTTGATTAGTGCAAATAGAAAATACACAAGAGAAGAGCTAAACACAATATCATCCAGAGTTGACAGAGATGTTTGGAAGTACAGAGGAGGATGGTATACGAATCCAGATACTGGAAAATCAACTCCATGGTGTCGACATGAGTGGGTACAACAAATAGTAATAAGACAAAGATGAGCACAATAAACTATTTATTATCAGTTGAGAATCTCAAGAAACTTGGATTGATTCACAGCAACACAGATGCTAAGCTCTTATCAGTGGCAATAAAGAGGAGCCAAGACATGCACATTCAGCCAGCTCTTGGAACTCCTTTGTATAAAGCTCTCCTGGTGAGAGTTGAGACCAACACATGGACACAAGACTATCTGGATCTTATGAATGATTATGTTGTGCCTTGCCTTGTGGCCTTTGTTGATTACAGATCAGCTCTGTTGCTCAATGAGAAGCTAACAAATAAGGCTGTTGGAAGATTGCAAGATGAGAATCTCCAGCCAAATACTGACAGCGAGCAATCAGCATTCAGAGACCAGCTCAGGAAAGATGCATATTTTTACAAAGAGAGATTAATTGGATACCTTATGGATGACAACTCTGTGAAATATCCAGAGTATTGTGAAGGATGCTCAGATGATTGCAATGAGAATGTGCAAAAAGACATAAGTGGATATACACCGATAAATTTTATAGTGTGAAAGATATCAGAATCAGCAAGAAAAACATTGACAAATTAAAGAAATACCTGGAGAATGGAGAAAACATTAAACCAGCTCATGTCAGAGCTGCAAACAATAGCAACAGAGCACAGGCAAATAAATGAATTCTTTCAAGGAGATTTCCTTGATGCTGTTTCACGAGATGCTGCTCTTTATCCTTTGATGATTGTGACCTTACAACCATCATCTATGAGTCAAAGATCTGTCAACCTTAGCTTGATCATCACACTATGTGATAAATATGACATTCAAGAATACAGGCAGATCAATGAGATCCATTCTGACTGCCTCCAAATCCTAAATGATATACGAATTACATTCCAACAAGAGAGATGGACTAATTTCATGGATGTCAATGGTGACATTCAGACACAACCATTTGTCAACAGAGGGCCTGATGTGACAGCTGGATGGACTATGACAGCAAATGTGAACATCTTTGATGATGGCAATTGGTGTGGTATTCCATTCGATGATTATGATTTTGAGAACTAAAAAGCATAGTAAGAGATGGCTTTCAATTGGGATAAGATTACACAGGACAGTAAGCAATTCATCAAGACTCCTCTGGCAATTATAATGCTGTTGGTTTTGATGGCATTGGGTTGGAGCACAAGATTGTTGATAAAGTCGAAGGATGATGAGTTGCATAACCAAGAGTTGAGAATTCAAGACTGTGATGGTGAGAGGAAAGCTGATAAAAAATTGATGCAAGAGATACTCTTTGAACAGAAACTAAATGATAAACTAAAACAATAATGGAAACTAAAATTCTAATCTTTGCCACATTGCTGGGTGCTGGAGCTTTGCTCTTTACAATCATGCCTGAGGAGACATATAAATGCAAGCCAAAGGATAAAATCACAATTGAATCAGAGAAATATCTTGAGCAGCTCAAAAAAGAGAATGAATTGCTTGTTGAAAAAATCAAAAAAAAGAAATCTAAATAATGCTAACAACAGCACAGGCCACAAAGAAGTATGGAACTCCCAATGAGACAGGAGCTGGTTACTTAGTCACCTTGAATCTGCCCTATCCAATGAGATTGGCATGGGATACAGACACCACAGTCAACAGAATCAGGTGCCACAAGTTGGTATCTGAGAAATTTGATAAAGTATTTAAAGATTTATTAGCACATTATGGCTTGCCTAAAATCAAAGAGCTTGGCATTGACTTATTCGGAGGCTGTTTCAATTATCGAAAGATGAGAGGAGGCTCCTCTTGGAGCAAGCATTCATGGGGAATTGCCATTGACCTTGATCCAGCAAGAAACACATTGAAAGAAACAAGGGCAACAGCTCGGTTTGCAAGAGCAGAATATCAGCCAATGATTGATATTTTTTACAAGCATGGTTTCATCAGCCTTGGTGTTGAGAGGAACTACGACTGGATGCATTTTGAAATTAAAGCATAAGATATGAAAAAACCAGGAAGGCCAAAAAAGAATTTGAA